ATAGTCGAGAAAGACAGGGGGGGTAGCCGTCCGTGCTAAAAAAACACCCTCATTGAGCGCACCCTTGCGTAGGTTGCATGACTTACACAACACTCTTAAATTATCCAGAGAATGATCACCACCGGCTTTGCGTGGGATTATGTGATCGATGTGCATCTCACCCTCATCTGTACCACACAACTGACAGGCTCTACCGTCACGCATGAACACGCGTTCGCGCTGCTCTCGGTATCGCCTGCTGTTTAACTTATCTAATGCCAATTCTTAGCCTTCCAATGATCATAAGCTTTACATGGTGTGGAGTATCTGTGCTCTATATATGACAGTCCCCATCGTACCTGAGTATATCCATCCTGATCTCTTAGCCACTCACTTCTACCTTGCGGTATTCCATAGTGTGAACCATTACGAGCTTTAGGATTCCATGCTGATTCTTTACCATATAACTTAGTAAGACATACATATTGCTCATAATCATAATGTAATAGATGTAATGCATATTCTTTATAGCTTACGTATTGCATTGGTTTAGATCCACCTGCATCAGGCATGATGCATAGAGCTATCCCAATAGCTACTAGCACCCCGCGAGCAACGCCCCTAAGGGGCTCGCGGTGAGCCTTTGAGAGGCTCTGCGCCGTTAGCGTACCAACCATGTCAAGCACCTCGCTTAATCTTGGGCGTGTTGCCCTAAATAGTTGCCCTGTGGATAACTTCTGTGGATAACTGTTGTCCTATGTAATGTGTATATGCAGGTGGAATAGACTCTACTAATTCGCCCCAAATCATCCAATCAATGCCCATTGCATCATTGGCTTCAGCCATAGTTTTAGCTGTATGTCCACCATTGGGAATCTCATCACGCATTGAGCCATAAATGCCTATTGGCTTACCCTGTTGCTTATGATGGCAATCTGTGCCCTTCAAAGCCACATTAGACTCGAATAGTCTATGTCTGCGTACTTTTAGACCAAATGCGCTACCGCATACCTGTATCGGGCTTATAAGCGGTGATTGGGGTACATTCTCAATAACATAAGGCTTACCTGAAGCAATCAAAGCATTACGCACTTCTGGGATCATGTCTATCTTAGTTGTGGACTTGCCTTGCGCATTGCGCAGATGCTTAGTTGCTGAATGTGTCTGACATGGTGGGCTTGCAGCAATAACATCAAACTGTGACAGAAAGTCATTATTTAGATAATCACGCACATCGCCACGAATGTAAGTAAATGGGTAACGCTTACCATGCTTGACATCTATGCCAGTAACATCAAAGCCAGCCCTTGCATACCCAGCACTAGCCCCACCTGCACCGCAGAACAGATCTAATAGCTTCAATCTTTGCCCCATCCTGTGCCCTTGAAGTGTGCAGGTGCGGCAGCTATAACCTTAGTCATAGGCTCATTGCAATAAGTACATGGGATCATTGGTCGATCGTGCCATCCATGGGAGATCTCATTCGTGAGATTACATTTAAGACATCGATAGTCGTAGGATGGCAAGTTAAACACTTCCTTATCATGTAAGACCCACAAGCTTCGCAGCGGTCAATGTCTGCCTCTGTGGGTTCGGTATCGAGATGACCGTACTTTAGTATGAGTAGTGGCAATAGATCCTCTAGACGGATGATGGCGGCATATTCACGCGCATCTTCACCTTGTCCGTTAAGTCTAATCACTCCGAAGCCTAATTCCCCCGAAATGGCTGTCCGAGCTTTTAATTGTTTTAGGTACGCAAGCGGTTGAAATCCAGCGCGGGCTTTGACTTCAACATCAAACGGTACATTAACAATATCCTTGCCACTACCCCTTCCAACACATGCGCCTTGCCAGACAGTCGATAGGTACTGTGCGACAACACGCTCTGTGCGGAAACCTCTGTGCTTCCTTGCTTGACTAGCCATTAACAGCTTTACACTTAGCACATTGCCATGTGACTATGCCATTGACTGAGTCGGATGATATGTCCTCTAAATCTCTAATTGCAACTGGCTCATTGCATAACTGACACGGCACGAAGGCTGACATGAGATCGACCCATTCACCATTGATCTTAATTCCTATGTTACCCATTTAGACTCTCGCCTTCTGTGGTTGCCATTTACCATCTGATCCTAGGTTGTACCAATTCGTAGGACACTTAGCCTCGCCTGTGCGTGGTGCATGACTGCAGAAGTACCCGCCCCATGCTCTGCCATTCTTTTCGCCCTCTTTCCAAATTTGGCTACCGTGTTCGCAGGAAGGAACCTCAGAAGCTTCTGGAGTACCAAGAATGTCCTGCACTAGATCAAGTGCCTTCTCTAGCGTGACCGGTGCATCGACTACGCCATTGTACTGTCCAACAGGTGTTGTCCAATAGTCCTGATCATCTGCCTTGACTTCCTGAACAGGCGGCTTGACTGGCTTAGCAGCTACTACCTTGCTCATTTCTTCTCGGCTTGGTCTCTTTCCTTTAGGCGCATAACCTGCATTTGCAAGTGCTCTGCCGATCGCCGAAGTCTCGCAATTCTCCAATGCTGAAGTCTGATTAACACCTCTGCTAGTAACCGTTTCCTCAGCGTACCCTGTTGCCCATGCAACGCTATCTTCAGCATTCTTAAATAGATACGCCTTAACAATATATCGAGTAGCCTCGACAACTTCCAACTCAGTTGAAATGCGGAACGCTGGATAGTCCTTAATAAACTTTTCAAGTCTCACCTCTACTGGCTCGTAATCGGCTAAATTAAACATATAGATCGTTTTCCTCTGTGGCTAATTGTCCAGCTAGTGCTCCATAGCTGCATAGATCGACCCAGTTGTCGATGTGTTGTGCTGACTGATTAGTCCTTGCAAGTTTAACCAAGACCATGATCCCTGCCACCTGATAGTCGTGTATTGGTGTTTGTAGGTATGCTGAGAGCAGCATTGCGGTGTGTTGCAGGTTATCCGCAGGGTGACCGTATGATAGCCCACGGTCACGGATCGTGTCTGTGGCTGTGAGTAAGATTTCATTGGCCTTCATTCCTGCCCCTTGTAACTGCGACCTCGGTGATATCCATCGCGTACGCCCTTTTTATAAGCTGTTTTCTGAACATCGATGATGACTATGATAAAACCTATAATCATGCCAATGATGCAGATAAGAAGCAGCTTGTCTGTGTTTGCCATTTCTCTACCTAACTGCAAGCAACGCCCTTGGATGCTTACTGAATTAGTGTGACATAACTGTCCGACTAATCAAGCACATTTAGATAACGAAATGATAACGATTATCTAGGTCTACCGTAGGACTTTCCGGCCACGATAAATGTGCCGTCCTTCTCAATGTTTATAAGATCGACCTGAACCTTAGCCTTATTGACATAGATGATGGCAAAAGCCTGCTGCCAATTCGCTACACCCTTGGTGTACGCAGCTTGCTTAAAGTCCATGAGATTGCCTACCTCGACACCATGTAGGACACGCCCTATACGACCCCCAGAAGCCTCTGAGAAGGCCGAACGCCCTGCTCTGTGGGTATGACCTGAAATGACATTCTTTCCATGCCTACGAGCCGCTTCTAGGGCTGATAAGCCCCCCTGTGGCTTGATTGGTGTGTGGTCTCCATGGACTGCAATCCAGTTAGGCGCAATAGGCATAGGGTTCTTATGAAAGGTAATACCTAGCTCATCAAAGCGCATAAACTTTTCAAAGCGCAGCTCAGGCAAAGCCCCGAACGCTGGCACTTTAGCCATGATGATGTTATATAGGCGGTCTGTGTGATTACTCCGAATGCAATCGGTAACACCTAATTCCCACAATAAATCGACAGCTTCATTGCGGTCATCATCTAGGGTCTGGGCATAACTACCCATGCGCCCTTCTTCCCACTTGCTTATTTGTGGTAGGTCAATCTCATCACCAATAGTGACAACTTGATCGGGCTTAAACTTCTTGATGAAACTAGCAAGGTTACGGGTTGCAACCCTGTCATGGTATGGGACTTGTAAGTCCGAGACTACGACAATTCGCTTAATCGTCATCCTCATCTTCGTAATCGCCAAACCTTTCTGGTTCGACTGGATCTGGCAAGATCCACCTAGGATATGAGTTAGGCTCTACGATAATGGCTAAAGACAATTCAACATCAAAGCCAGCTCTACGCAATGCTCTGTACATTTCCTGCAACCCGATAGCCCACGCATCGAGTGCACTATAAGTGTCTAGGTCAATAACCTTTTTTCTTGCCATGATTAAATTATCGCTCTAAGAGGATGTTATAGATCTCATCGACACGCGCATGGAGTCGCTTAATCTCTGCTAGTAAATGAGTAATGACAAAGCCTGACAAGCCACCAAGTGTGACTAGCGTTGCGATGTAGAGCTGGAAGAAGTCTGACTGTGTCACTCGGCAATTCCATATGAATCGTCTTTAGGGTTTAACCAACGCAACACAGGTGGCAAGATTGCTGCTGCACCTGCATAGATTAAAGCCTGTGGGTCAGTCACTCCCGATGCCGCAAGTGTGATTACAGCCGCAAGGAATGCTCTTACCCAAGATCCTGACATTTTCTTTAACTCGTTCATCTTCTCCGCCTAACATAGGTATTTGAAAAAAAGCAGCATCATTGTCAGCCTTTTTCTTAAAGCTAACATGCATGTGCTTAGTGTGTTTGTTAGCCCCTGTGTACTTGCGCCACTTCCAGTTAAGGATGTGTGAGCAGATTCTTCCATCGTAAATGATGTAAGCAATACGGTTGTCTTTTTGTCCCTTGGATAAGGTACGAAGCTGATCTGCAAGATCGCCCATGATGTCTGGCTTTCCGCCTTTGAATAAATCTTTGTCCACATCAATGGCGCGTACCCAACCCTGTGCATCTGGATTATGATCAGACTTGCGAGCAGCGTGTCGGGTATCACCGATCCAACCATCCGATGTGCGGTCACGATCTGGGAACGAATCATCAAACTGTTCTCTTAATTGGCTTGCAGCTTTACTCAGGCGCGGCTTCATTTAAGTCCTCTTCTGGAACAATCCATTGACATGTTGCTTCGTCAAGCCCTGTTGCTTTTTCTGGCTTTGGTGCAATAAAAGCATCACGATCTGCATCGTATGTATAACCAATGCCTGCATAATTCTTACGAATGTTTCCATTATAGGAAGTGCGCTTGCAGACTTTTCCTCTGAAATTGCCATACCAAGTCTCAGGATCGAGTCCTTCAATTAACTCGGTCTCGTCAATCCCAACAATAACTTCTGTGACGATGTTATCTTCATCCAAAAATGCGTAATGTGCCATTATGCCCAACTCACTGTTCCTGTGCCGCCTGTGAATGTATAAACTCTAAATCCGCTGCGAGATGATGTGCTAACTGTGTAAGTTAAGCCACCACCGATTGAATCCAAAGGATTGTTAGCAACTGGGTAAGCAATAATTACTACTCCAGAACCACCTGATGCACCTTGCAAGCTCTCACCTGCTCCACCACCGCCACCGCCTGTGTTGGCTGTGCCGTTGTTGTTGTTTGTTCCTGATGCTGTACCTGCACCACCACCTGCTGTTGCAGTTCCGCCAGTTGCGCCTTCTGCGGATCCACCGCCACCACCGCCACCACCACGAGCTACCGATGTACCTGTAATTGATGATGATGTGCCTGCGCCACCTGCGCCAGCTGTAGAACCAGAGCCATTACCGCCCGTGCCACTTGCTCCACCGCCACCACCGCATCCATAAGGATTGCCGGTGTTGTTGTTTCCACCGTTATTGCCTTGACCTGCTGTACCTGCTCCACCGGTTCTTGTTTGGTTAGTACGACCTGCACCGCCACCTGAACCGCCTGCTGAACCGTTAGCACCTGCGCAGCCACCACCGCCACCACCTGTGGATGTAATTGTTGAAAAGACTGAGTTGCTTCCTGCTGATCCTTGCACTCCAGCACCATTACCAAAAGCACCACCTGCGCCAACAGTAATTGTGTAATTTGTTCCCGCACTTACGGAAAGAGTTGATTCTCTGTATCCGCCTGCACCACCACCACCGTTAGCTGCTCCAGCACCACCTGCGATGACTAGATACTCAACAGAGGAAGGTGCAGCAGGTGGCGCGCCTGCGCCAAAAGAAGCAAGAATGTTTCCAATCATTATGCAACCGCGCCAATAACTGTCCATGCGTTAGCAGCAGTTTTAATTGCTACCGCTGATTTGTATTGTCCAACAGTAGGTGCTGCTGATGCCGCTCCAGCACTTGTCACCGTAGTAGTGCCAGAAGTAACTGCATTGATTGTCAGGTTGCCTGCTCCAGTATTTAGGAAAGAAATTGCTGTGCCTACTGGAAAATTGTAAGTTGCATCTGTTGGAATGCTTACTGTTTTAGTACTTGCATTGGATGTAATCACCAATACCTGATACTGATCAGTAGCTTCTAGTGTGTAGGTAGTGCCTGTCTGAACATCTAGTGTAAAGGCCACCAAGCCATTAAACATAGCTGCTGATAGGACATCTCCCGTTGCTGCTGGAAATCCTGTTGCCATTTATTGCTCCTTTACCATGCTAGACGATTAACGCCTAGGATACCGTATTCTGCGTTACCAATGATGAATCCGTCAGTTATTGGCTCCATCGTGGTGAATGTTGTAAACCATTTATTCGGCTGAATGTCATGAGCCACCCCCTGAACCTGTAAGGTCTTGGTGATGGTATCGCCATTAGGCTGAATGTTAGAGATAGTGACATTATCAAAATAGTCAAGGCTAAGAGCTGCTGTGACCCCTGCTGAATAGGATGGGGTTGAAAGATCTAAAGTCATTGAGTCGATGCGGATTGTGGTGTCCTTACGACTGTTCACATAAGTTGTGGCTAGATTCATGGCTTCTATATCCGTAGCGATAGGCAGGTTTTGTGCGCTAGTGCTGTGTAGGAAGTAAGTGTCCACGCTAGCTGCATCTGTGTGGCTTTGTACATTGCTGCTGCCATAGCGTTGGATGTTAGCCTGGTTGATGATGAGCTTGTCATCGAAGGCGAATTTGATGTTAGCGTAAGGAATACCGCCTGTTTGATTAAAGACTGTAGGTGTGTCATCTAGAGTCTCAATCGTGCTAGAGCGACTTTTGAAGATAGCGTTGCCATCTGGACTCATATAGAACGCGCCTAGCTCGCTGAACTCAGCTGCGCGGATGGCAGATAAAGCCACGCGAGATTGACCTGAATCTGCTGAACAGATGGTGTCACCGGTGTCGATGTCACGCATTGAGTTAGGCCATGAAAGCTCTGAGAGAATGCGATTAATGCGAGTGCCTGTGTCTTGCCCTGCTCCGGCATCGGCAACTGTTGAGATCGCTGCAAGGTTAAAGATCTTGAAAGCATCATAGGACACAATAGTTACATAACCAATTTCCTGACCTGTTGGGTAGGTATATCGGTATTCAGATGTGTAGCCTGAAAATAGATAGTAGGTAGTGCCAAGATGTGTAGCAGTAATCTGGATCTTGCGTAAAGGCTTTAAGAAGCCATAGATCGGTGAGCTTGTATTCTGTGGGTTGAAATCACCATTAGGATCTAGGATCTTGACAGATGCCTGACCTGCATTGTAAGCATCAGTCATTAGATCACGACCGCGCTTGATTGCTACCTGCGTGGTCTGTGTTGAGTAATCGACAATTAACCCTGCTGTGTTTGTACCTGCTAACTCGGAGACACCAAGAATACCTTTAACAGGATCGCCAATAGTAAAAGGGTAGCCATAAGTAGGGCCATCACTAAAGTTGATGGTTACTCCAATGGTTGCAGGTAATGCCATTAAATAGCGACCTGTCGCTCTGGAGTGCCTGTAATCAACTGATTGCCTGTTAGTCCTGAGTTATTAACTGCATCTACGATAGCCTGCTGCAATTCCTGTTGAGAAATAACTGTGCCTTGAACAACAACTTCCACAACGGTTGTAGGGTTTGTTGGAGAAGTTGGGCTTATTCCTGCTGGTGGAAGAATTGGAGTAGGATTCATTCCATTTTTTCTAGCCCATTCGGCTGCCTGTGCTGCATAATTAGCACCTCTTAGGGCATCCGCAAATGATGCTCCGCCTAGTAAGCCCATCGCCAATGAGTTTTGTGCAATAGTACTTGTCAATTCGATCGATGCATCATTAATTTCAATTAAAGCTCGTGTAACTCCATCAAGACCCATTTCCCATGAAATGAAAGGATTGCCTGCATCCATTGCATAAACCTCAGTTAAAGTGTCTTGAAGTTGCTCTACCTTGCCTTGGACTTGATTGAGTAGTTTTGTGTACTTTTCAATGTCATCAATATTTTCTTCTGCAATAGCACGAAGCAAGAATAAGCGGATCTTTTCTTCTTCGCTGATCTTGCCCTTAAGGGCTGCTTCAATCTGGATTTTCTGGATGTCAAAGATTGCCTTAGCCTTGGCTAGTTTCAGTTGATCCTTAGATACTTTGAGAGTCTCTTTAGCGACCTTGGCTTGTTGCTGAGTCACTTTAGTAGATTGCTGTGATTGTCCAGAAATAGTCATCGGAGTTGTGAAAGGCTTTGGATTGATTCTAGAACTTGCACCAAGACGAGTAATAGCTCCCAATGGCCCAGCAGACAATGAACGCTGGAATGGTGTAAGCAATAAACCAAGTAAAGATTTAGTTTCTCCACTAATCTTAAATGTGCCAATTTGTGATAAACCGCGAAGGAAATCTGCTGCATTAAGTGCAGCTCTTTCCATATCATTTGCTAGGTCATCAACAGCCGTGTTGCCACCAAGAGTCTTTAAAGAATCAATAATCCCAGTACCGATGATCTCTTGAACATTGGCAGAAGCAACTGCAAGTTTGTCCATTGAACCTTGAAAAGTATTGGCTGCTGCTGTTGCTGAACCCTTAAAAGTTTCTGCAAGATCGCTGGTTACTTCGTAGAAAGATTTAGTCTTTAGATCTGCCTTGGATATACCTACACCCAAGCGAGAAAGTGCTGTGTTGTTTCCTAAATAGGCACGACTTAAAGCGGCTGTAACCTTGCTTAAGTCGTTGCCGGTGGCAGCACTTATATCTAAAGCAAGATTAAGAAGTCTTTGTGTTTCTGCCGTATCGCGTGTGGCTACTGCTAAACCTTGGTATGCAGGACGCAATTTATCGTCAATGATTCCAAATTCGCTTTGGAGTCTTGCGATGAATCCTTCTGCACTAGCGGCATCTCGTTCCAAGCCAACATTTTTTAGAGCTAGTGCTAATTGTTGCTGCGCCTTTTGATCCTCGGCTGCAGCCTTGACTGCTGCCTTGCCATAAGCCAGAACTGCGGTAGTGCTAAAGGCTAGACCAAAAGCACCTGCTAGTTTCTTTACATTCTTGGTGAGTTTGTCTGTTGCTGTATCAGCTTGCTTAAAGGCTTTATTGCCTACGAACTCCGCAGCAATATCAATCATTACATTAGCCATGATTAGCCTCTCACCGTTGTTCTAGCGTTTAGTTTGTTAGAAGCATCTTTGATGGCTTTAAGGACTGCTTCTCTGGCCTTGCCATTGTTTTCTTCGTAGGCACGAAATAAAGCGCGGCCTTCCATCTTCCCATCACCCTTCATCGGTGAGGAATACTTATCTTGCTGATTTTGGACAAAGCGACTTGATGGACTTTTGCGACCCATGGTCTCGTAGATTGCTCCAGCTGCGCTCTTATTGAATACGCGAGCAAGGGATCTAAACCCTCTGCGGTTAGGCTTGGATGGTGTGGTTTTATAGCCAATGCCGGACTTTACGATTCGAGCGTTGTATGTAGGAAAGCGAGCTTGCGAGTTATCTCTAGGCAACCATCCGCTTAATACTTGTGAGTCATCTGGTAGATACCCTCTAGCAGCCTTTGTGATGGGTTTTAAGGCTGCTGCAACTTCTTTAGGTAATTCTTTAGCCAAGTCAGGACTAAACTTGCGCAGAGCCTTACGGAGCTCAATGCCGCCCTTTACGCTTGCTGGCATCGCTGATCTCCTTTGCTTCATCCTTTAGACCTAGCAAGAGAGCATCTAGCATGGTCTTGTCTAATTCGAGTAACTGCTGTGGCGCGATCCCCAACCTAATGCTTAGCCTAGCGATTAGATAGGTGAAGGGTAGATCGCGCTTTAAGACAAAGGGTCTGAGTCCTCAACACTAACACTCGTAAGTGTTTCGATGAAGTCAATCCCAAAAGGCTTAACAGATTCACCTGACCTGCGTGTTACTTCCCAAGCGAGCCAATAGACATGGGTCTGTTGTTCCAGATCCCTGAACGCCTTATGAAAACCCATTTTAGCGTATTGCTCGAATGCGTATTCCACCGCTGGGGTGATCTCGCCTTCTAGCACGCTTCCATCTGTACGAACTATCTTTAGTCTTGCCATGGTTTGCCCCTTTAGTAGTTTTTTAGAATGTACCTGTTGATGCTACTGCAACTGTTGAGTTAGCAGTGAATGTGATTGATTGTGTGCCAATGTCACCAACAGCACCATTGATGTCTGTTGTGTTATTGACTAGCAATGAGACTGTGTATAGAGGGTTAGTAGCTGAGACTGCTGTTCCCTTTTCCTGCAAGAATACACATGTAACTGTTGTTCCCCATGCAGCTTGCAATGTTGCTAGAACATTTGCTGATGCTGTGTCATTTAGGAAATCGATTGTTACTGATGATGCTTCCAAGCCTTTAACGAACTTGTGTGCTGAATCGCCCATCGCTGTGACTTCCAATTCGTCAAATGTGCGATTCAGAGTAATTGCTGTGACATGGTCTGAAAGATCAACGGAGTTAATCTTCACACCGACTTTGTTGTTTAGAAATACAGCCATGAGATTATTCCTCGTCTTTCTTGGTAGGTGCTGGCTTTGATGGTGCTACCTGCCCAATTTTGATCAGGAAGGCTTCGTTTTCTTTTTCCCACTCGGACATTTTAGCTCCAACTCGTAAGGATTGATACGGACATCTCGCAACTGAGCAGATCGCCTGAAGCAGCGTTGAGAATACTAGGTGCGCTGATTGCGCTTACATTATAGGTCAAAGATGATGCTGCGAGCTTAGCGAACACTCCGCAGACGATATCTTCAATGCCATTTAGATTGCCTTCATTATCAAATAAAGGAACCGTCATAACAATCTTAAAGTTAGCCATCGGGCTAATTGTTATGTGCTGATTGTTGCTTGGTGTCAGATACGGATCATCCGGTGACACAATGACTGAATTAGCCAGGACTGTGGCAGGTGGGAAAGCAAAGGTTTGCCACTTAGCGTTATCGACCAGAGCGGTTGCTAGTGTGGTTCTAAGAGTAGTGACGGCAACAGGCATCAGCCCACCATCGAACGCGGATCAAGTGCGTGAGCGATCAATCCTCGCACCTTAGCGAGAAGCTGTGCGCTCATTCGGTAAGGGCTTGGCTGGAAATCGACAGCGTTACTGCCTGAAAGGGTGGCTGTACGCGCTTGCCAGATTTCAACAGATATCATAAGAGCTGCTTGCTGGACTGCCATATCGGTTGTCCAGTCTGTGTAAGTCGTAGTCGATACAGATCCGTAAGGATAAATCGGATGATAACCCTGAGCAGTAGTGTGATTAGTATTCACGCTAATTGAAAAACCATTAACGGCTGTAATTGTTTTAGTGCCGTTATATGAACTGCCTGAGTTAGCAATCGTGACGCTTTGACCTACATAAAAAGTCTCGCGAACATTGTCATTAAAATATAGAGTGCCTGATCCTACTGTGTTTTCGTGTGCAACTGTGAACCATTTTGGAGCCCATAACATTGGGACTAGAACGGCATCTGCCGCATCGCATACTTCTTGAAGGGTTGCATCTGCATACAATGTGCCTACGCCTAGTGTCGAGCGTAACTCTGCAACTGTTGTAAGTGCCATGATGTCCTTTCTAAAGACTCTGGGGAGTAGAGGGCTACTACTCCCCAGAGCGACTTAGTGAGTTTATTACGCCTTGTTGTTCTTGAATGCGCCAGCTGCAACCTTAGTTGCAATAGCACCGAACCCGTAGTAACCAACTGTAACTGATCCGTTAGCTGTTGATTCTGCGCGTAGGCGGTATGTTGGTGACTCGTACCATGTGTATGCATCTGGGTTCACGATAAGGATTGTTCCATCGCCATCGCCGCCGTTTGTAGGATCAACATATAGGTTGAGTCCTGCAACATTACCTGTCAATGATGTAGGTGCAACTGCTCCACCTGCGTTCATTGGCTGTGATGCTGTGTAGATTGGGCGTCCTGCATCGTTCAATGACATGATGTTTGACCATTGACCTGTTGAAACGACCATGTTGCGAGCAAATGGGTTTGCAAGTCCTGCTGTTGCTCCATAGACAGAAGCTGAACCGCGAGCAACAATACCTAGCAATTCTGATGCTGTTGGGTATGTTGCAACTGTTGTTGCATCTGTTGTTGCACCAGAGATCAACGCTGCGTTTACTGCTGCGTTAGTTGCTTTTGCGTAAGCTGCTGCCATGTTGCGAACTAGCTCATCGAAGAATGCTGGAGATGTACGATCTAGCAATTCAACAGAGAATGTCTGCTGTCCTGCGTACTTCTGTACTGTTACAGATAAGAAGTTAGAGTTTTGATCTGTGTCGCTGAAAGCATCGCCTTCTGGCTCGATCGCAACTGTTGGCATCTGTGTGATGCGTGGGATCTCGAAAGTCATACCTGCATCTGGAAG